CAAAAGACTGGAAGTCCTGGCACTTTACTAGCTTTGATAACCCACTGCTAGAAAAGGAAGAGATTGAGATAGCAAAGAACACCATGTCTACGTTTGCATTCAGGCAGGAGTTTATGGCTAGTTTTGAAGCACCACAGTCAGAGATATTTAAAGAAGACTGGGTGATAATAAAAGATAAAGACGATGAGCCAGAGTATGGTACTTACTACATGGCTGTTGACTTGGCAGGTTTTGAGAACGTATCAAAGCAAGCCAGCAACAAGAAGAAGTACCTAGACCAAACGTCTATAGCTATTGTCAAGGTAGGTGATGACAACAAGTGGTGGGTAGATAAGGTTGATGCAGGAAGGTGGGATATTAAAGAGGTATGCGAGAGAATCCTAGATCATGTCCAATTATACGGCATTCAAGTAATTGGAATAGAAAAAGGTTCTTTGATGCGAGCGTTAACACCTTATCTAACAGAGATGATGTTAAAGCAAGGTGTGTATCCAAGAATAGAAGAAATACGACTAGGCAATAAAAGTAAAGTAGACAGAGTTGTAGGTGCATTGCAAGGTAGATTTGAACACAAGCAGGTAGAACTCTGTGATGGTGACTGGGTAAGAGAGTTTAAAGATGAGTTACTTAACTTTCCTACCACTGGTGTGCATGATGACATGGTTGATTCAGTGAGTCTAATAGCTCACATAGCTAATGCAGCAGTGTACTTTGATGACTACGAAGATGATTACGAACCCTTAGACATTATATCAGGATATTAAATATGGCTGAACAATACGCAGAAACAGAATTCACATCAGAGGAAGAAGAAGTAACTCAGAGTGATAAGGAGTTAGTATCTTTTATTGTTGACCACTGTGACAGGTGGAGAGACTGGAGGGATACTAATTATGAAGAAAAGTGGGATGAATATGAAAGGATATACTATGGAGTTTGGAGCGCGGAAGATCGTACTAGGGACAGTGAGCGTAGTAAAATCATTAGTCCTGCTACCCGTCAAGCTGTTGATAACAGGGTTGCGGAAACTATGGAAGGCTTTGCTGGATCCGGAAAACTGTTTGAAATAACTGATGACGGATTAGATCAAGATAGAACTGATGTTGAAATGATGCAAGCTCTTCTGTTAGAAGATACGCACAATAACGCATATATAAACAACGTTAGTTCTATTGTTAAACTAGCAGAGATATACGGTACGGGTGTAGGAGAAGTTTTAGTTAAAACTGAAATGGAACGTATCCCAACCACACAGCCTATGCCTGGAGAAGAGGGTATGGCTGCTGTAGGTGTTACTGAACAAGAAAAAGTTACAGTAAAAATTAAACCTGTTAACCCAAGAAACTTACTGATCGATCCTAATGCTGATGCTATTAATGACTCAATGGGTGTTGCAGTAGAAGAGTACGTCAGCATGTATCAGATTGTTCAGGGTATTGAGTCTGGTGTTTATCGTAAGGTAGATATACAACCACACTACGAAGGAGATGACTTAGACCCTAGTCATATTGAGGCTACTACTTATGAAGACGATAAAGTTAAGATCATACGTTACTACGGTTTAGTACCAAAAGAATACTTAGAAGAAATAGAAGAAGATGAAGAAGTTGTAGATTTATTCCCTGATGAGTCATCTGCAGATCGTTTATCTGGTTTAGTAGAAGCTATTGTTGTTATTGCTAATGATGGTCAATTATTAAAAGCAGAAAAGTCTCCATACATGATGGAAGACAGACCTATTGTTGCATATAGACCTGAGGTTCGTCCAGGACTCTTCTACGGGGTTGGAACAGTTGAGAAGGGGTACAATATGCAAAAAGCTATTGATGCCCAGTTACGCTCTCATATGGACTCTCTGGCGTTAACTACTGCGCCTATGATGGGTATTGATGCTACAAGATTACCAAGAGGTATGAAGTTTGAGGTTAGACCTGGTAAAAACATCCTAACTAATGGAAACCCTGCAGAAATCTTACAACCGTTTAAGTTCGGGAGTACGGATGCTTCTAACTATGAAACAGCAAAAGGTTTTGAAGCAATGCTGCTACAAGCAACAGGCACACTAGACTCGGCAGAGTTGGTCAAGAGTGCAGCAGGAGGAGGACAGAACAACGGTATGGGTATGTCGTTAGCTATGTCTGCTATTGTCAAGAAGAATCGTGTGGCAATGGCATCGTTTCAGGATGACTTCATCATACCAATGGTTAAGAAGGTTGCATATCGTTATATGCAGTTTGATCCTGATCGTTACCCAATGCAAGACTTTAAGTTTACTACGTTCTCTTCTATTGGTGCTATTGCTAAAGAACACGAACAACAGCAGCTTATTGGTTTAATGCAAACACTTGGACCTGATTCACCTATTGTTCCTATTTTATTAAAGAGTATTATAGGTACTTCTAGTTTAATGAATAAAGAACAGCTAGTAATGCAGTTAGATCAGATGTCACAACCTGATCCACAGGCTCAAGAAATGCAACAGCAACAAGCTCAATTACAGATGGGTCTAGTACAGGCTCAAGCTAATGAGTTAAATGCTAGAGCGCAAGAGTCTGCTGCTGATGCACAAGAAGCACAAGCAAGAGCGCAGAAGTTAATGACTGAAACATCGTTACTTGATGACAAAGCTAAGATTGATTTAATTAGAACATTGACTGCAAACATTAATACTAAAGATAAAAATGAGTTTGATAAACGTGTTAAGACTGCTGAAATGATTCTTAAAGAAAGAAGTATTGATTCTAATGAAAAGATAGTTAATATGCAAATGCAAGCTAAACAAAATAATGCTTGACTTTTAACTTAAATTATGGTATAATGTAAAACATTATTTAATAACAGGAGAACTCCTATTGGATAAAGAACTCCAAGAATATTATGAAGCAAGGTTTGACATGATGTCAACAAAAGGTTATAAAGATTTGTTGGCAGATGTTGAAGTGATGATTGAAGAAAGAAACAATCTAATGGCTACTCAAAGCCTTGAAGATTTAAACTTTCGTAAAGGACAACTAGACGTTCTACATTGGATTAGAACTCTCAAGAAACTTTCTGAAGAAGCCTGGGAGCAACTTAACAATGAGTAAAAGAATGTTTGAATTTAGGTGTGGCGAAGGTCATATCACAGAAGAATATATTGATGAAGAGGTAAACGCTGTTGAGTGTCCTGTTTGTCAGTGTGTGTCACTTCGTGTTATCTCAGCACCACGTATTGCACTGGAGGGAATCACTGGTGATTTTCCTACTGCTGCAGATGCTTGGGCTAGGAAGCACGAAGAAGCAACAAGAATCGCCAACAAGCGCAGAGAGGGTTAGCGTCTGGTGATATTTTTTAATTCCTAAAATCACAAACGTGACAGGAGACTATATGGCTAAGTTTGAAGAACCGGTTCAAGAAGATATTGAGTTTAGTGAAGTTGAAGAGTTAGGTAAAGTAGAAGAGGAACCACAAGCAGTAGAAGAACCTGCTGTAGAGGAGAAACCTAAAGAAGAGTTACCTGAAAAGTATCGAGGCAAGTCTCTTGAAGACGTAGCTAAGATGCACCAAGAGTTAGAAAAACTCAACAGTAGACAAGCTCAAGAAGTTGGTGAAGTTAGAAAACTAGCTGACGAACTTTTGAAACGACAACTCGAAGAAAAGAAAGCCGTTGAAACCCCAAAAGAAGAAGATACAGAGGTCGATTATTTTTCTGATCCGGTAAGTGCTGTTAATCAGGCTGTAGAAAAACATCCTGCTATTGCTGAGGCTAGGCAACAAGCTCAGTCTATTAAGCAACAACAGGTAACTCAGCGTTTAAACCAAGAGTTTCCTAACCTTAATCAAATAACGCAAGACCCTAAGTTTTTTGAGTGGATTAAAGCGTCTCCTGTAAGAACAAAACTTTTTACAGAAGCGCATTCTCAATTTGATTATGACTCTGCTGTTGAATTATTATCAACGTGGAACATGATGAATCCAGCTCAACCACAAGAAACTTCTAGTCCTGAGTTAGTTGCTGAGTCAAGGAAAGGAACACAAGAAAGTTTAAAAACTGCTGCAGTAAACACTGGTTCACCTGCACCATCGTCAAGAAAAACTTATCGAAGGGCTGATCTAATTAACTTACGTTTACGTGATCCCGCACGTTACGAAGCTATGTCAGATGAAATTATGGCTGCATACGCGGAGGGACGTGTCAAATAATTGAAAGGAAATAAAAAATGGCACTAGGTTCTAATCATGTCACCAAGACCACTGCGGATAAGTTTATCCCAGAGATTTGGAGTGACGAAATTATCGCAGCATATAAGGCTAATCTTGTTGCTGCAAACATGTTCAGCAAGATGTCTTTCAAAGGTAAGAAGGGCGATACGCTTCACATTCCGAAGCCTACTCGTGGTTCTGCTTCTGTTAAAGCAGCTTCAACTCAGGTTACACTGATTGCAGCAACTGAGACAGAACAGCAAGTTGCTATCGACAAGCACTACGAATACTCACGTTTGATTGAGGACATCGTAGAAACACAGGCACTCGCTTCTTTGCGTAAGTTCTACACTGATGACGCTGGTTACGCTCTAGCTAAACAAGTTGATACTGACTTGATTCAGCTTGGTCGAGCAGTTGGTTCAGGTACTGCTTACTCTACAGCAGCTTCAACCACTAACGCTTTCATTGGCTCTAACGGTACAACAGTCTATAACTCTTCATCATCTAACGCTGCTGCGTTGACTGATGCAGGTATCAGACGTTCTATCCAGCGACTTGATGATGCTGACGTACCAATGACAGATCGTTGTATGATTGTTCCACCATCAACAAGAAATGTCCTTATGGGTATTGCTCGATTTACTGAGCAAGCATTTGTTGGTGAGCAAGGTTCAGCAAACACAATCCGTAACGGTATGATTGGTGATATATATGGTGTAATGTCTTATGTATCAACTAATGCTGATAGCGGTGCTGGAAGCTCTGGTGCTGACCGTATCTGCCTACTTGCACACAAGGACGCTTTTGTTCTTGCTGAGCAGATGGGTGTACGTTCTCAGACCCAGTACAAGCAAGAGTACCTCGGTACGCTATTCACATCAGATATGCTTTACGGTGTAGCTGAGTTACGTGATAGCTCTGCTGTTGCTCTAGCTGTTCCTGCTTAATTAAGTAGGTATCTCCCCAGGCTCATAAGGTCTGGGGAGTTTTATTATTGTCGTTCATCCATTAGGACGGAAGTAGGGAAACCGAAGGAACGCATCTTTCTTTATAGGAGGGTGTTATGACTTGGCAAGACTTCTGCCGTAAGCGTGAGATAGACAACTACAAAAAACAACAACTACTTAAACTACTACAAAGGAAACACTATGTGGACTAAACCTGAATACACTGAGATGAGATTTGGTTTTGAAGTCACGATGTACATTGCAACTAAGTAAGGGCGTATAATGGCTATATTTAGAGGAGCAGGAGGACCAGGAGATGCCACAACAGATGCTGCTAATCAAGCTAGTGTAGCGTCTACAAAGGCTGCTGAAGCTGCTGCATCTGCTACTGCTGCTGCGTCCTCTGCCACTTCTGCATCAACGTCTGCTACAGCTTCTGCATCTTCAGCAACAGCATCTGCTAGTTCTGCTACAAGTGCTGCTAGTTCAGCCACATCTGCTGCTAGTTCTGCTACTGCTGCTGCAGCTTCTTATGATGACTTTGATGACAGGTACTTAGGTGCTAAGTCATCTGACCCGTCTACTGATAATGACGGTGACGCACTTTTAGCTGGTGCGTTATATTTTAATACGACAACTAATATTATGCAGACCTACACAGGGTCTGCGTGGCAGTCTATTGCTACAGGCGGTACTGGTTTACTAGCGTCTAATAACTTATCTGACGTAGCTAGTGCAAGCACATCAAGAACTAATCTTGGTGTTGCTATCGGCTCTGACGTACAAGCATTCTCATCTGTTCTTGCAGGTACTACTGCATCTTATACTACTGCTGAAAAAACTAAACTAGCTGGTATAGAAGCCAGTGCTACAGCAGATCAAACTGCTGCTGAGATAAAGACTGCATACGAGAGTAACGCAGACACTAACGCATTCACTGATGCTGACCATACTAAGTTAGACGGTATTGAAGCATCTGCTACTGCAGACCAAAGTGCTGCAGAGATTAAAACAGCGTATGAAAGTAATGCAGACACTAACGCATTTACTGATGCAGATCACACTAAGTTAGATGGTATTGAAGCCAGTGCTGATGTAACAGATACAGCTAATGTTACTGCTGCTGGTGCATTAATGGACAGCGAGGTTACTAACCTAGCACAAGTCAAAGCATTTGATTCAGCAGACTACGCTACTGCTGCACAAGGAGCATTAGCAGACAGTGCTTCTCAACCTGCTACAACAGTATCTAAGACATCTGCTACAGGCTCTGCTGTTATGCCATCAGGTACTACAGCACAGAGAAACGGATCACCCAGCGCAGGTAACTTACGATTTAACACAACTGATACTTCCTTTGAGGGCTACGAT